GGCATCCAGGTCTCGTAATCTGCCAGCGGCCCCTCATCCGGAGCCGAGAAGTGCAGGAAGGAACGGATTCGGTCGGCCAGCCCGGAAACGGTGTTGATCACACCCTGGATCATGCTGGAAATTCCGTTGATCAGCCCCTGGATAAAATCCTTCCCCCACTGGAACGCCTGTCCCGGCAGCCCGGTGATAAACCGGATGGCGGAAGAAAATCCAATGCTCACAACCGAATACAGACCGGAAAGGGCAGAGCCGATCCCGGAGACCATCCGCTGGAAGGCAGACACCGCCGCTTCACGCAGTGTAGATGCGATATTTACCACCGTGGTCCTGATGCCGTTCCAGACAGAAGACGCTGTCTGCTTCATCGCCGACCAGATCTTGGTGGCAAACTGGGACAAAGCCGAAAGCACCGTCTCCACCCCTTGCTTCAGCCCCGAAGCCGCGGAAGTCACCACCTGACGGATTCCCGACCAGATCTGAGTGGCGGCATTTCTGATATTGTTCCAGATATTGGCCGCATCAGATGCAAGCTGGGAGAAATTTCCCGTCACCAAGTCGATCAGCAGGAGCACCGGAGCCAGGATCACATTTTTCAGCAGTTCAAAGGCGCCGGAGGCAATCTGGCAGATCCCCGACCAGATGCCCTGCAGGGTATTTTTCGCGTTCTCCCACAGAGATGTGATGGTTGTAACCACCAGCTGGACAATAGGATTCTGCAGGATCGCATTCCAGGTATTCATGAAAAACGCGGACACCTGCGACCACAGGCCGCTCCACCAGTCCGGGATCGCAGAAAAAAAGCCGATGAAAATCTGGAACGCCGCCGGGATGGTCTCCGTAAAGAAAACCACCACACCGTTCCATAACTCCATCAGCTTCTGAGATACCGCCTGCCACAAATTTCCGAACCACTCCGTGATCGCTCCCCAGTTTTTCACAATGGCGATAATCCCGGCAATGGCTGCTGCTACCCCTGCAATGATCCCAATCACCGGAAGCAGGGAAATGTTCAGTGCCCCGAAGGACACCGCCAAAGCCGCAATCACCGGCGTCAATGCGGTAAATGCCACAAGCAATGCGCCCAGGATGATGACAAAATTCTGCACCGGCTCCGGCAGCATGCCGAACACCTCGCTCACTGCCGTAATAATGGCCACCAAAGGCGGCAGAACCACATTGGCCAACTCCACGATCTTTTCCCCCAGGGGAACCAGCGCCTGCTGCAGCTTCCTTGTATTGGCCTCCATCTCCTGCATCGGCGTCTGTGTCTGGCTGAACAGATTTTCCGCAGATCCGGCTACGCTGTCATATGTCTCTCCTACGGAAGTCAGGGAAGTAATAAACTTCAGGTTCCCATCCTCAGCCATGGTACCGAAGGCCTGCGCCGCCATGTTCAGAGCTTCCTGCTGTCTGGTGCAATTTCCGATATCCGCCACAATGGAATCGATCACCTGCTTCTGGGTGGCCTCCCCATTCTGCCATGCCAGGAACAGGGACTGGGTCTTCTGGGAATACAGGTCTATAGAATCCCCGATGGTTCCGTCCGCCAGACGGGTGGTCACCTCATTGATGGCGTCATTGACCTTGTCCAGATTGTATGCCCCGCCCTGCAGGCCGTTCTGCAGAAGCTGGAAATACTCGGAAGCGGAATACCCTGCCTGCTCAAATTTTCCGGCGTACTCGGACAGATTGTCTCCTAACTCATTGGTCTTGTCCAGACCGTTCTGGGTACCCCGGACGATATAATCCATAGCTTCCTGGGCGGTCAGGCCATACTGCTTCATCAAAGAATTGACGCCCCGAAGAGTCTCATTCATGTCAATCCCGTATAGTTCTTCCAGAGTCAGCGCCTGCTTCGTCAGGTTGGTCAGATCCGTATCCCCCAGATCACCCAGGTTTTTCTTGACCATGATGACCGCTTCCGCCACGGCATCCATGCTCTGGCCCACACCGGATCCATACACATTTTTCACAATCTCTGCGCTGGTTTCCGCCGCCTCCCCGGTCTCCCCGAAGTATGCGTTCACCTTGGAAACTGCTGTCTCTGTCTCCGCGTAAGCGTTCACCGCTTTATCGCCCACGTCCTGGATCTTATCCCCTACCACGGATAGTTGGTCGGCAGCTTCCATCAGTGCGGCGCCTTTCGTTGCTTGGGCAATCTCCCCAATGTCATCCGCAGCATCCCGGGCGGCATCTCCCACGCCGTTCAGGTCTTCAATCAGGTTCTGCACGGCCTGACCATCATCCACCGTATCCAGGGCGGCGGTCAGCTGCTTGATATCCGCCTTCCCGCCGGTGACCGCTTTCCCGATCTTCTCCACAGCGGTTTTCAGCTGGTCAGACGAAGCCGTCCCATTCCGGATCGCCGTCACCAAACGGCTCCCCAGCACGTCCGCGTAATCATCCACACTGGATCCCGTAGCCGCAAACAGCTTATTCAGCCGCTCCGTATTGGCAGAAAGCCTTTCCTGCTCCGACTGCAGGCCGGAAAGGTTCGCCTTATACCGGTTCAGAGTACCTCTGGTTTCCTCAATCTCCCGCTGGAATGCCATGTACTGGTCTTTCCCAAGATCGCCCCGTTCAAAGGCTTTCGCCACATCCTCCTGGGCTTTTTCCAACGCTTCCAGCTTTTTCTCTGTATCCCCGATGGCCGACTGCAGAAGTTCCTGCTTCTGCGCCAGAAGAATGGTATTCGATGGATCCAGTTTCAAAAGGTTATTCACATCCCGAAGCTGGCTCTGGGTCTTCTTTATGGAATTGTTCACCGCACTCAGCGACTTTTCCAGCCCGCTGGTATCGCCGCCGATCTCCACCGTAATCCCTTTGATCCGGCTTGCCATGTGTCACCACCTCCTGAAAATAGGCATAGAAAAAGCCCGGATCCCTCCAGGCAGTAAAAATCACATCAAAATTTCATTTTGTAATACAAACACTTGCTATCCGCATACGATAGTGCTATAATAAACTCAAACAGAACACAGAAAGGAGAGATTTCCATGGCTCTGACAACTTTAACCGCAAGGGTAGACCAGAAAGATAAAGCCGACTTTGACAAATTTTGCTCCAATGTCGGGTTAAATACATCCACCGCGATCAATCTTTTTGTGAAAGCAGTTCTACGCGAAAAACGCATCCCGTTTGAAATCACCCAGGCTCCCGACCCATTTTTTTCCGAAGCGAACATGGCCTATGTAAAAAAATCCGTCCAGGAGCTTCGCGAGGGCAAGGGTACCGTACACGAACTGATCGAGGTGGAGGATGAGTGAAAAAATCTGGTCTGACGATGCCTGGGAAGACTACCTCTACTGGCAGACCCAGGACAAGAAAACAATCAAACGTATTAACCAGCTCATAAAGGATATTGAGCGCAACGGCTGCATGGAAGGGATCGGAAAGCCCGAACCCCTAACCGGCGACCTGCAGGGGGAATATAGCCGAAGGATCAACGACAAAGACCGCCTGGTCTATCATATGGAAAACGGTCGTATCTATATTGCTCACTGCCGAGGACACTACGGCGATAAATAAGCCGCTATATCCCGCCCCACCAGGGCGGGATATTTTGTTCTCTGTCAGAATTTATCGAAATCCTCTTGCGTTGCCACCACCGCATATTTATGCTCATCATTCCGGCTCTCCACATACATATCGTTCACCATCCCGATGGTCAGAAGATCCAGATCCCGAATGGAAAGCCCTAGCTGTACGCACCGCAGAAGAAACAGGGGCGTCGTCATTTCCCGGTCAGTCGGGCGAAGTTTTTTTTAGCCTGTACATCCGTCTGGGTATTCAGCCCCCAAAGCTCTATGATCTGCGGCAGTACCTGATAAATGGAAAAGGTATTGAACCCGTCCAGCCATTCCTCCGGCGTATCCGGGATGGAAGGGTCAGCATGCTTCGCCATCACATAAGCGATATTCTCAAACATCTCCAAAGAGAACAGATCCAGATTGGAATTTTCCGGGTCGTTCTTGTCGATCCCCTTTTCCAGATCCCGCAGATCTTTGTAGATATCCCGGTGGAACCGCATCCGGTAGATCCGGGGGATGGCGGCGGAGGCTTTAAAAGCGACCTCCTGCCCATCAATCATGATATTTTTCTTCATGCTCATAATGTCTCCCCTCCGATCTCGTCCTCTTCCATTTCCTGCAGGCCGGACTGCTGTACCCCAGATGCCTCCGGATCAGCCACCGTCGGCATATAAACAGAAGTATACCATCCCGTATAAACCGTATCCGTGGTGCTGTCCCCGGTACGGGCCTTCACGTACCCATTGGCCAGAGGTGCTGCCGTGATAGCCAGCGTTTCCGTCTGTACCTCAATCTCCTCCTCATTGGTTGTAGATTCGATGTTTGGCCTGGCCGCCGAACAGTTATACAGCACATGGCGGATCTTCTTCACATCCCCGTCAAACTCAAAAAGCAGGGCGAAGTTTGCTGTCTCCACATTGGCGCTCTCCACCAGCACGCTGTTGTCATCCAGGGATTCCTTCAGCACATCCGTTCGGAAGCTCTCCGGCACCATAGCCAGTTCCAGATCCCCTTCGTAACCCATGTTGTTGGAGATCGTATAATAGGCATACCCATCCGCGTAAAAATTGGACGGCTCGCCGTTTGGCTCCAGGGACAGGGATACTGCGCCCGGCATAGCCACAGGTGTTCCAAAGGTCACATCTCCATCATCGTCCACCGTAATCAGTGCGTAATGCACGTTGCAGATATTAAATTTGACTTTATTTTTCTTATTCGGCATTTACATTCCCTCCATATCAAAAGAGTACAGAACCTCGTACAGCTTTTCACTGTCAATCCAGTTTTCCGTCTTATTATAAAAAATCCCCGCCGCATCAAGCGCATCCTCTATTTTCTGCTCCGAAGCAAGGTCTTTGACATCCGTGTACAGTTCCGCCCGCACCTCGCTGATCCGATAATAGACCTTCCCGTCCGCGGAAAAGTTATCACTCCCCGGAAGCAGGTAACAGACAAAGGGCGGATTCGGCGCTTCCCCTTCCGCGAAATGGTCATAGGCATAAGGGAAACCGATGCTTTTCAAAATATCCAGAAGTTTATCCATCCCTCAGGCTCCTTTCGATTTCTTCTTCCAGCTGCCGGATGCCCTTTTCCTCCGCCGGGGCGATATGGGCTTTGCCCTCCACCCGTCCGCCGCCCCGTTTTGCATGGCCATACTCCAATAGATGGGCCAGCTGATAGCGGTTTTTGGAATGGACCGTCAGCGTCAGGCTGCTGGATGTCTCTTTTGTCTTCTTCACCGCCCAGCTTTTGGCGTAGTCCCCGGTATCCTTCGGAGCATTGACACGGATCTCCTTCCTTACCGTCTCCCCGGCATCCCTGACCGCCTGCTTCACATCCTCCGCAGCCAGATCCGCGTATTCCTTCAAAGTCTCCATGACGGCGTCCTCCAGTTCCCCGATCTGTACCGTCTGTCCCATGGTCACCGCCTCGCTTTCTCGCACCGGAACTTCAGCGCTTTTTTCTTATAGTTCATATGGTCTACGGCCGCGATGTTATAGATTTCCCCTTGAAACAGGATCCGGAACCCGTCCGCTGTCACCTCCGCCGCCCGTTTGCAGAAACGGACGGTAAAAGCAATGTCAGATTCCGCTACCGTCAATCCGGCCGCTGCCTTTTCTTGCCCGCCCTCCCCGCTGACCGTGGCATGGCAGGTATAATAATCCTCCCAGACATTCTTCCGGTTCCCGATAGTATCTGACACCACGGAATTCTTCTGGAAAGTCACTTTTACATTCAGCAGAGCAATCTCCATCAGAACGCCTCCTTCCGGCTGCCGAAGAGCAGGGCTCGAAGCGTCAGGTTCAGGGCATGGTGGTCAGCTTCCTCCCGGTGTTCATACAGATAGGCCACAGTATACATCACCGCTGTTTTTCCATTCTCCGCTTCCTGCAGGCCGCTTTCCTCATCTATCCGCAGGATATCCATGCACATCCGCTCCGCAGATGCCAAAAGCGTGGTGATCAGCCCATCGTCCTCATCGTCATCTACCCGAAGATAATTCTTCATTTCTTCCAGCGTCACCAGCATCCCGCCTGCCCTCCTTCCTTACCAGCGGCGCCCCATGTCCGGGGACGCCGCCCGATTTTTCACATCCAACACATCAGGCACTGGCCTTCTGCGCCAGCACCTTCACCGCCTCGGACAGTACCAGCTTCCCGTCCACCCTCTGGGAGCCAAGGAAGCCCACCTGGCCGTTGGCGGCATACAGTTCGTTCAGCCGCTTGAAGGAACGTCCCTGCCGGTCCGCAATCCAGTAATAGCTGAAATCGCCGAAGGCAATGGTCTTCGCCCCCGCCGCGATCACCGGCATATAGGCGGAGGTCTTTACCGGCCTGCCAAGCAGGGTATCCGGCGTACCGGCCATCAGGGACGGCTGCCACAGGTACTGCCCCGTGGAATCCTTCAGCTTGCGCACCGCCTTGATGGTGGAATCGTTCAGCACCCATACCGCTTTCTTCCGGTAAGGGGATTTCAGGGAATAAAACAGGTCCATCAGTTCATCCGCTGTAATGGCTGTAGAAGAAGCCGCTGTCACCCCGGTCTCCGCACCGCCGGTAGCCGCAAGGACGCCCAAAGGCTTCCCGGAGCCGTCCCCGGTAAAGAAGGCCTCTTCCTCCTTCGCCCCGATCCGGCGTGCAAACTCCTTCGCGATATAGGATTCCAGGTCAAAGACGCTGTCATTTAAAAGTTCCTCGGATACCTTGATCATGGTACCTACCTTATAAGCCCCGATAGATACCTGGCCGAAGGAATCATCACTCTCCGTGTACGCTCCCTCCTCATCGATCCAGGACGCCGTTCCCTTCGTTGCCACTACCGGGATCTTCCGGTCGCCGCTGGAAGTACGGATCACGTTTGCCAGCTGGCGGAACACGTTTTCTTCTTCCAGGGCTTCCACCAGGGTGCGCTCATACTCATCCGGCACAAGATACCCGCCCTCGGAATCCGTTCCCTCTTCCAGTGCGTTGACCACGCTGGGAAGCGGCACCTTGGAACGCATGGCGTTCCAGAAATTGGCCCTGTATTCCTCCGAAGCCCTCCCGGTCTTTTCCTTTCCCGAACTGCCGGATGCCGGACGTCCGATCAGGGGCTGATTCACCGGCTGGGAGAGTTCGCTCTCAAAGGCTTCCTGCCGCTCCAACCTGGCGATCTCCTTCCCCAGATCCGTGATTTCCTGTTCCATACGGGTATAGGCGGCGTCATCCTCCGCAGACAGCACACCTTTTTCATTTCTGTGGGAATCCAGGAAGGCCTTCGCCGCCTCCCATGCCTTCGCCCTCTTTTCTCTCAGTTCTAAAATCGTCATCGCCATATCCTCCTTAATTCTTCAATAAATTCAGCCGCTCGTAGAGGCTGTCTACGCTACGGCCTGCCGATTCAGCTTTCGGTTTTGTCCTGCACTTTGCCGCGATCTTATCCATTAAGGAATTGACTGCGGCGGCTTCGGAATAAAGTATGGATACCGCAGGCGGCTCTGCGTCCTTCGGGAATCCTTCCCGGCTTAAAATACCGTCCGCGAACCCCAGCTCCACTGCTTTCCCGGCGTCCATCCAGGTCTCCGCGTCCATCATGTGGGACAGCTTTGTTCGGGACAGGCCGGTCTTGATCTCATAAGCGTTGATGATGGAATCCTTCACGCTTTCCAGCATCTCAATGGCCTTCTGCATCTCCCCGGAATCTCCCCAAGCGATCGTCGCCGGATTATGGATCATCAGCATTCCCACCGGCGAGATCAGCACTTTTGTGCCTGCCATAGCGATCACGCTTGCCGCAGACGCCGCAATGCCGTCAATCTTGACTGTCACATCATGGGGATAGTCCATCAGCATATTGTAGATCTGGGCCGCAGCCACGCAGTCCCCGCCGGGGCTGTTGATCCATACCGTGATATCGCCGCTCCCCGCCATCAGCTCCTCCTTAAAAAGAGCCGGCGTGACTTCATCGTCATACCAGCTCTCTTCCGCGATGGTTCCATTCAGGAACAGCACCCTCTCAATCCTCTCCTCACCGGAATCCTGATCCCGGATCTTCCTGCTTTTCCAGTTCCAAAACTTCTTCATCAAATCTCTACTCCTTTCCCCGCAAAACCATCTGCCCCTGCAGGCATCCCCTGCTGACCTGTTCCAAACAGCCCGGCATCCGCAAGCTTCGTCATGTTCCCGTTGATCAGGTACAGATCCCCGCCCTGCTCCGCCGGGATCCGGTCCAGGTTTTCCAGTTCCCGGATATCATTGGCGCTCATCCAGCCGTTCTGCCTTGCCGTGGCGTATCCGTTCATCCGGCTCTGGTAGTCCCCGCGAAGCAGGCCGTCCACGTTGAACTTAATGAAATACTGCTTTTTCTCTTCCCTGGACAGCAGCGAGCGCACCATGGACTGCTCCCACCGGGACACCCAGGGATCCAGGGTATACTTCACGAATTCCAGGGACTGCTGCTCGATGTTGTTGAAAGACGACTTTTCCAGGTCCCCGATCATATGGGGCGGCACCCGGAAAATCCTGGCAATCTCATCCAGCTGGAACTTCCTGGTTTCCAGGAACTGCGCCTGCTCCGGCGAGATAGAGATGGGCGTATACTTCATCCCCTCTTCCAGCACCGCCACCTTGTTGGCGTTCCCGCTTCCTCCGAAAGTCCTCTGCCAGCTTTCCCGCACCCGGCTGGGATCCTTGATGGTCCCCGGATGTTCCAGCACCCCGGAAGGCGCCGCGCCGTTGGCGAAAAACTTCGCCCCGTATTCCTCGCAGGCCATGGCCATGCCGATGGCGTTCTTCGCCATAGCGATGGGCGAGTATCCCACCAGCCCGTCAAATCCCAGACCTGGGATATGCAGCACTTCATAAGAGGACAGCCGTACAATCGATCCCTTCATGGTCGGAGCGTCATCGGAATACAGGGTGTACTCGTAGTACAGCTGCCCCTTGTCATCCCTGTCCACATACATCCGGTCCGCCATCAGGGGATATAAGGCCACCACATCGCCCCTTCCGTTCCGGATGATCTGGGCGTAGGCATTGCCCCACAAAAGCAGGTGCGTCATCAGCGTCTCCCGGAAAACGAAGGATGTCATCTCCGGGTTCGGCTCGTCATGGAGTAAAAAATAAAGCGGGTGATCCACCGCTTTTTCCTTCCCGCCATTGTCCGTATACCGGTAAAACTGCAGCGGCAGGCTCGCCACCGCCTCCGACAGGATCCTCACGCAGGAGTACACCGCCGTCATCTGCATGGCTGTCCGCTCATTCACCCGCTTCCCGGATGTGCTTCCTCCCATAAAGAAGGTATAGCCGCTTCCGGACGTCCGGTTCTCCGGCTTATCCCTGCTCCTTCCAAATCCAAACAAACTTAAGATTCCCATCAAAACCTCCTATCAAAACACCAGCAGTCCTCTGGTATCGTAAACAGATTCCCTTGTATCATTCCCGCACCGGATCGCCCTGTCCAGCCCCATGATCGCCGCGATCGCTCCATCGATCTTCTCCGTGGACTTTTCCTTATCTGCCTTGATGTTCCCCGCCGGATCCGTGCGGATAAAGATGTTGTCCATCATCCACCGCAGCACCGGATGCCCGCCGTGGGCGATCCTCTGCTCCAATGTCAGCTTCATCAGTTCCTTGGTAGGCGGCGACATGTCCTTAAAGCCCTGGCCGAAGGGAACCACCGTGAATCCCATCCCTTCCAGGTTCTGGACCATCTGCACGGCGCCCCACCGGTCAAAAGCGATCTCCCGGATGTTGAACCGCTCCCCCAGGCGCTCAATGAATTTCTCAATATAGCCGTAATGCACCACATTCCCCTCCGTAGTCTGCAGATAGCCCTGCCGCTCCCACACATCATAGGGGACATGATCCCTGCGCACCCGCAGATCCAGCGCCTCTTCCGGAATCCAGAAATACGGAAGCAGCTGGAACTTATCTTCCTCATCCAAGGGCGGAAACACCAGGACAAACGCCGTGATGTCCGTAGTGGAGGAAAGATCCAGGCCACCGTAGCAGACCCTTCCTTCCAGTTCCTCTTCATTGACCGCGAAGGCGCATTGATCCCATTTCTCCATCGGCATCCAGCGCACCGCCTGTTTCACCCACTGGTTCAGCCGCAGCTGCCGGAAGGAATTCTCTTCCCCCGGATTCTGCTTCGCCGACTCGCAGGCCGCTTTCACCTTGTCCATCCCCACCGTGATGTCCAGGGACGGGTTGGCCTTCTTCCAGACCTTCGGGTCAGTCCAGTCATCACCCTCATCCACCCCATAGATCACCGGGTAAAAGGTCGGGTCGATCTTCCGGCCTTCCAGGATGTCCTTTGCCTTCTGGTGCGTCTCATAGCAGATGGAATTGGTATCCGTTCCCGCCGTGGTGATCAGGAAATACAACGGCTGCATCCTGGCGTCACCGGAACCTTTTGTCATGACATCAAACAGCTTCCGGTTCGGCTGGGTATGCAGCTCATCAAAGACCACTCCATGGATGTTAAACCCGTGCTTACTGTATGCCTCGGCTGACAGCACCTGGTAAAAGGAATTGGTCGGATGGTAGATGATTCTTTTCTGGGATGCCAGGATCTTCACCCGCTTGGAAAGTGCCGGGCACATCCGCACCATATCCGCCGCTACTTCAAAAACAATGGAGGCCTGCTGCCGGTCTGCGGCACAGCCATACACTTCTGCGCGTTCTTCCCCGTCTCCGCAGGTCAGCAGCAAGGCCACTGCGGCCGCAAGTTCTGATTTTCCCTGCTTCTTGGGAATCTCAATGTATGCGGTATTAAACTGCCGGTATCCATTTGGCTTCAGAATTCCGAACAAATCCCGGATGATCTGTTCCTGCCAGTCGATCAGTTCAAACGGCTTTCCCGCCCAGGTGCCTTTGGTGTGGCAGAGACACTCAATAAAGTTCACGGCAAAATCTGCCGAATCCTTGTCATAGACGGAATCCTTCGCCTTGAACTTTGTCGGCTTATATTTCTTCAGTTTCCGCATCTTCATCCGCATCACCGCCTTTCAGCCACTGCCGGTACACCTGCTCGGAGATCTTCGCCATCATCACCGGCGGAACACTCATGCCGCAGATATACTGGACACTCTGGCCCATAAAATTATAATCCTGCGGGAAGGTCTGGCAGCTGATGATATCCTTATCCGTCATCAGCAGGCCGTCGCACATCCGGTAAAGGCTGCTGCCGGAAACGATTGTCTGCACCGGTTCCTCATCCCTGTTGATCGGAGTGGAAAAACCGTTATTCTTCACCTTCCGCACCCGCTCATTGATATCCGCGATACAACGGTCCGTCGGAATCCGGTATTTCAGGAGCTTCGCCTGCATACTGTCCGGATCCATCGGCTTGCCATACGGCTCCCGGACATCCTTAAACGGGATCGGCTTTGAATGGAACTCCATAGACAGCTTCGGATATTTCAGGTCTTTTCGATGGGCAATAAAAAAGACGCGCTCCCTTTTCTGAGGCACGCCCATTCTTGCCGCGTTGAACAAAAAAATCTGCACCACATAACCGGCACCATCAAAACCTTTCACGATCTGATTGACCCAGCCCTTGGCGTTTCCGATGATGATACCCTTCACATTCTCCGCGATCACGACCTTCGGCTGAAGGCGTTTCGCAATCGCTATGAAATAAAGAAACAGGTCATCCAACCTCTGTTTTGCCTGTCCTTCCCGGAATACCTTTTCCGTGTTCCATCCTTCTTCCCTGGCTCCAGCCGTGGAAAACACGGAGCAGGGCGGCGAACCGTCCAGCACATCCAGACGGAATAACTCTTCCGGAATCTTTTCATCCGGCAATTTCAAAAAATCCCTGATATCCATAAGAAATGAATGCTTCGGATGATTGTTCTGCTTATAAACCTTCATCATATCGGGATCAATCTCGCAGCTGCCAACAACATCATATCCCGCCAACTTGTATCCCATCGAGGAACCGCCGCCGCAGGAAAAACAGGAAAACACAGTATGCCCATGCTTCGGTCTTTTCTCCAGCTCCGACAGGCTCCACTTCCATGGAAACTCAGTTGAACCGGAAACCGCAGTTCGGGCATTCGTATTTGAACTTTTCATCTCCAAACACCTCCGCATCTATTTCCGTGGTACCGGTCAGTTCCTTTTTAGAACTGCCGCTGCCGTCACTGTCTACAGGCAGGTCAGCCGCCATGCCAAAAAAGTCGAACCCTTCCAGACCCAGTCCTTCCAGTTCGACTTCCAATTTCATAAGATCCCATGTGGCCTTTTCGCCGGTCTTGTTATCCAGGAACCGGTATTTCTTTTTCTGTTCCTCCGTCAGGCCATCACAGATCAAGCACTCCGCATCATCCATACCAAGAGCAACCAGCGCCTTGTATCTGGTATGGCCTGCGATAATCACATAATTCTCATCTACGATGATCGGCGTAATATAGGAACACTGGCGAATACTTTCCGCAACAGCATTCACCGCATTATCGTTTTTTCTCGGATTATTCTTGTATGGTTCTATATCAGCCAGCTTTAATCTCTGAAGCTTCATACCTCGAACACCTCCCCGCAGCAGGGACAGGTCATCGTCTTAGGGCCTGTCTCTTCCGTTTCATCATCAGGAATCGCAATCTCAGGCTGTCCGAAATCATATCCCTGAAAATCCACATCGCACAATTCCGCTGAAAGCTTCTTCTGATCCCAGGAAGCCATCTCAGCCGTTTTGTTGTCATACAGACGGTATTTTCTCTTCTGCTCTTCCGTCAGATTAGAAACAACGACTACTTCACACTCCTGATATCCTAGCTTTTTCAGTGCCTTATACCTTGTATGCCCCGCTAGGATCACGCCATCCTCATCAATAATGATCGGTGCGATGTAGGAACACTGCCGGATGCTCTCCGCGACATCGTCCACCGCCTCATCATTGATCCTCGGATTATTCTCATACGGCTTTAATTCAGCAATCCTTTTTCTTGCATACTCCATCCAAGTCCTCCTATCCCCGTTTCCGTGCCGACAGCAGATGCTCCATCAGATCATCGTGGGGATTAGCACCGCCGTACTCCACGGAACAGTTTTCCTTCACAATCTGATAAATCTGATACCAGCACTGGTTTACCTGCTTTAAATAATTCTGGCTCATAGTCACATACGGAGAAGTGATCGCCGCCTCTGTGGTCGGATGCTTCGCCAGAAAACCATATTCAGAAATACAAGTTTCGCACTGCACCCACCGGGATACTGACATAGCATACTGCTCGATCAGCTGGATATTCACCAGCCGGTCACATCCCCGCTCCTTCAGCCAGAGGAATGTAGACCGGAACACATCCTCCGCGCAGAGATCGATACCGCTTTTCTGGGAAGCCTTTAGAAACTCCTTCACCGGAGGCACGTCCTCACCGCTGATCTCTTCCGGCTCTGGAAGGTCAATGATCGATGCCGCCAGCCCGCTTCCGATCTTTTCCGTCAGCGCTTTGGATTTTCTGCCGGAGCCAACCCTGGCGCCGCCGCGCATCGTTCCATCTTTCGCCATGTTCCTCTCACCTCCTCGTCCTTGCAGGGGATAATTCCCCGTTTGATTTCTCATTTTTGTGCGTGACACCCCCGCACCGTTCCCCAAAAGAAAAGGCACAGAGATTTTGACCGCCCCTCCCCGGCTGAAATTTCACCGGTTATGCCAGCGGTCTCCGTTCTCCGCATGGATCTTCGCGTGGCAGGAACGGCACAGGGCGATCAGATTGTTCCGCTCATGGGTACCTCCCTGAGACAGCGGCAGTTTATGGTGGATCTCCTCGGTCTTCACATACCGCCCTTCCTTCAGGCACTGCTCACACAGCGGATGCTCCGATGCGTACTTATCGCGGATCCGTTTCCATGCCCGTCCGTATCTGCGGCGTACAGCAGGATCCCTGCCGTACTTCTCGTAGCGGCGGTTCTCTTCTTTCTGGTGTTCTTCACAAAACCTTCCCTCCGTCAGGTTCGGGCATCCCGGCCAGGAACATGGCCGCTTCGGTTTCCTCGGCAATACTCCCACCTCCTTCGGGCATAAAGAAAACCCTGGGGAATCGCTTCCTCAAGGCTCTCTCTTTTTATTTTCCGCATCTTAACAGTATCATACTTCCATACTGCATATCTATAGCATTTACTGTCAACTTTCAGGGATCACGATTTTTTTCAGCGTCTCATCATGGAGCCGGAACACTTTCCTCATGCTCATGTTCAGCGTTGTAGCGATCTGCTCCCATTTCACCATCCGCAGATACCTCTCTTCCAAAATGATCTGGCATTCTGGATCTTCCACCTGCTTGATACACCGGCGGATCACCTGCTTCAGGTTCAGAAGTTCATTGGCATCCTCCTGGATCTCCCTCTGCAGATCCAGAATCTTCACAATGATGTCCTCTGTTTTGTGGATGTTCCGGTTCGGGCTGCCAGGCATGTCACTCATGGTCGAGGCTGCCTTTATTGCCAATTCATTCAAGGAAGCTACCTGCTCCAGCTTGCTGTTGATCCGCTCATCCATATAATACGCTTTCATCAAAAAGTTCTTAACCGCCGTCTGCTGTTTATCCATAAGCCACCTCCGATTGAAATCCGTAAATAGTTCTCCTCGGATTGCCTCCCTTGATTGACTCTCATTCCTTCACTTCGTCCTGAAGCCTGCGGATCAGATATTCCCCATCCACGTTTGTCAGGCGCTGATACCAGCCGGAACGGAAAAACCGCTCAATCCGCAGAGACTCATCCATTCTCTCCCGATCCTTCGGATTCCGCTTGATCTGCTTTAGCGCCGCTCGATAATCTGTGACAGCCTGCAGAATAATGGCGTTCGCCAGCCGTTCATAAGGGTCTTCTGCCAGGTTCTTAGTTCCCGTCATCTGCTGTCACCTCCGCCTTCACTGCATCAATCAGCCTGGCCTGTGTGGCATCTTTTTCAGATAACGCCCTCATGATCCGCTCATCTACAGTACCTGCTGTCAGGATGTGCTGTACCACCACAGTTCCGGATTCCTGTCCCTGTCTCCAAAGCCTGGCTATCGTCTGCTGATACAGTTCCAGGCTCCATATCATCCCAAACCACACCAGAGTACTCCCGCCACTCTGCAGGTTTAGCCCATGTCCCGCAGAAGCCGGATGTATCAGCCCAACCTCCAGCCTTCCCGCATTCCAATCACAGATACTTTTGTCCGTATCCAGCTTTTCATAACGCACTCCCAGGGCATCCAGTCTTCTGGAAATCCGTATCAGGTCATGCTTATACCAATAAGCCACCAGAAGACTCTTTCCATTCGCTGCTTCAATCATATCCTCCAAGGCATCCAGTTTTCGGTCATGGATATTCTCTATCCCGCCGGCATCTGAATACACAGCACCGTTTGCCATCTGTGTCAGCTTCCCGGATAAGGAAGCAGCGTTTGCGGCTGTCACCTCTCCATCCGGAAGACTTAAAACCAGATCCTTCTTCATCTGTTCATATTTCCCGCGCTCATCCTCATCCATATAGACCAGATATTCTGAATTTACCAATTCCGGCATCTTCAGATGGTCCGTTCCCTTCATGGAAATCGTAATATCCGAAATCCGGTTGTAGATTCTCCTGTCTGCCCCCGGCCTTAAACGGTAGCTGTACACAACGGGTCCATTCATCTGATCCGGCACAAAATAATCCAGCCGGTACTGGCTGATAAATCTTCCCAGGCGTTCCCCCATATCCAGGATCTTGTACTCGGCGAATAAATCCATCAAACCATTGGAAGAAGGCGTCCCGGTCAGCCCCACGATCCGTTTTACCTTCGGCCGCACCTTCATCAATGCCCGAAATCTCTTTGCCTGCCAATTTTTAAAGGATGACAGCTCATCGATCACCACCATGTCATAATCAAAAGGCAGACCGCTCTTCTCAATCAGCCAGGGGATGTTTTCCCGGTTGATGATATAAATATCTGCATCCACCGTAAGGGCTCTCTTCCTCTCTGCCGCTGTACCGACTACTATGGAGTACCTGAGTCCCTTCAGCTGATCCCATTTCTGAATTTCTGTTGACCAGGTGTGTTTTGCGACCCTTAACGGCGCTATAATCAGCACCTTCGACACCTCAAAGCTATCAAATATCAGGTCATTCAGAGCCGCCAGCACTATACTGGTCTTGCCCATCCCCATATCCAGTAGAATCGCTGCTATCGGATGTTCCTTTATAAAATTGATCGCATATTTCTGATAATCATGTGGCTTGTATCTCATCTAAAATTCCTCCGATTTTCTCCGGACTATCAAGTACATACACCGAAAATCCAAGTTTCTCCATAAGCCTGTGCCTGGATACCTGCAGCGGCCTTGGCATCTTCCCAGGTGCCTTGACCTCCACAAATCCAAAATGCCTTCCCGGCAGAAGCACGATCCGATCCGGCATTCCATCAAATCCCGGTGAAACGAACTTGGGACAGATCCCGCCTCTGGCCTTTACGGCCTGAACCAGTTTCTGCTCCACCTGTTTCTCTCTCATAGCTCCTCCATCAATCGAATTTATGGTGCAGGGGGTGCAGGACGTTTCTATATTCCCCTTATAGGGATTTTTCTTGAAAAAATCTCTATACGCGATATAGGTAATAGTCCTGCAACCCCTGCACCTTTTCGGTATAATCATTCAGCAAAGTCTGTGTCTTTGACCTGCAGCCCCTGCACCCACATGCCGGATTTCTTCTTTTTGCGGATAAATCCTCTTTTCTCCAATTCCAAAACAAAATCCGCATTTGTGCGCTGATACTCTCCGGTACGCAGGCAGTAAGCACGGAACTCTTCATACAGTTCCCCAGACTTATACTCCAGTCCGTCACCGACCTCGCAGCATTCCTCCAGGAAAATGCCCATCCAGTCATTCATCCCGCGGTAAGCAGCAATGGCATTCACAACCACCTTCGGTTTTATCGTCTTGTGATCATGCCTGATCACCTTCCTTGCACCTTCAATGATCCAGCTCATAATGGCTGGTGCAGCATGCTCATACAGATAATCGGAATAATTCTTGATATCTGAATTACCTTCGATCTTTGCATGGAACGGAATCACGATCAGCCTTCGCCAGGTCCCGTCATCGGATGCGCTGACCTTCGGCAGATGGTTCGTATAAAGCACTACTGTGTGTGAAGGGACAAAATCAAAAGGATCTTTGAACTTCTTCTCACCCCGGATCTGATCCGTGGAGCACAACTGTTTCAGGATGGACGTTGACAATCTCATCCCTTCTTCCAGTTCCGCCGCGATAATGAGACGCTTCCCCTTCAGCTCCGCAATCTCCGGTTTTACATTTCTCCTGCAGCCAGCCGTCAGGACATCGGCAGAAATCGCTCCGGAATAGGTACCAAGCACTCTCGACACCGTATTCCAGAAGGTAGATTTACCGTTCCGCCCTTCCCCATACGCAATGATGAGAGCCTCCTCATATACCTTTCCAATCGCCGCAAGTCCCACCGTCTCCTGTACATAATCAATCAGATTCTGATCTTTACAGAAGAATACCTGCAGGGCATTTTCCCACAAGTCTTTTCCCTTATCCCCCGGCGACGCATTCGTGATCTTCGTCAGAAGATCCGCTGAATTATGCGCTCTCGCGCCTTCTATCCCCTTCTTCAGGTCATAAGTTGCTTCTGGCGTATTCAGGTAATTCTCCTGCGCGTCAAACAGGTTGATATCTGTCGCAACCATAGGCTTCGCCGCATTCTGCGTGTTGACGATATTCTTGTAATTCCTGTACTTCATCACGAAAGCGTAATAAGCCTTTGCCGCCAGATATTCCTTATAAACATCATTCAGTTCCGGGGAAATCAACTTCTCCAAAGCCTTCCCGCCGGTTCTTACAGCCTGCTCCGGAATACCTCTGGAGATAAGCGCCTGCATCGCTGCCGAATACTGTGATCTGGCATCCACAAGCTGCATATCCAAAAACTCTTCCACAGTTCCGACCGCCTTCTGCCGGTTTTCTCTCCAACAGACCCCGTCATAACTTAAGAACTCTGTCGCATCCGTATAAAGAAGCTCGCCGGCATATTCCCTGACCAACACTCGCGCCTCTCCGATATCCGAATAGTCCTCAGGCTTTAAGGAACCAAACTCAGCGTTATATTCCTCCGGCGGCACATAGCCCGGCTGTATCATGACTGTTTTCTTATAAAACCGCACTGCACTTACCCAGATCGTATTCAGCTCCGATTCCTCCAATGGCGGATCACACCGCTTCGCATGTTCCAGAAAAGCATCCTTCGCCTTATCTGTGATCCCATACTTTTTCAGAACCCTGCCAGCAAAATGGCTCATAGAATTGTTGCGGTTCCCCTCTGTAATCGGACCGGAACCCACCGGCATCTCCCCTTCTTCCTTATAGGAAGGATCCACAGACACCTCTTCATCCATGTTCAGCCACCCTTCATGCCAGATGCACGCTCCGGTATCCGCGCCGAAAATGAACCTTGCCGCATCCAGGGCATTCCCGTCAAAAAAAGGATACTTCTCATGAACCGCCGCCTTCAGCGCCGCATAATAATCCGGATCCTCCGTTTCCTCGATCTCGAAATATACATGAAACTTTGGTCTGGCAGCCCTGCCGTCCTTTTCCTTCCTATGATTCCGGCTGTAGGCAATCGCATAGGATAGATCCGGCAGAAGCTCCGCCAGCTTTTCCTCTGTCATCCACTCTTTTGGATCCTCAGAATAGTCGTTGTCACAATCCATCACCAGAACATTCGACTTCACAAAATTATTCTTGCTGCGGTAATCTTTCCGGTATTCTGCGCACACATGATCAAACTTCGCCGCCTCATGCAGCTCCTCCGCGGAAGTTACTTCCACCCTGTTCGGATAAAAGCAGTTCTTCGTGTCGGAAACTACATTGGCTGTATGCAAAATCAATCGCATTCGCTATGCCTCCTGTCTTAAATTCTGTTCCTGCCGGCATCTTCGTTACCGGCATACTCCGCACGTAAAAGTATCTTTTCCTATCCCATTGGACCGTTCTCCCTTCAACAGTAGTAAGGCGCTCTGACCGCCTTCTATTGATCCAAGGAGTTTCGGTCACCTGTTTTTTGACCTGATCAAAAAATTTTTAGAAAAAATCTCACCGGAAGACACAAAAAAATCGCTGTCAAAACTCCTTACAGCAGCAGAGAGGCACACAGTCGCTCAGAAAAATACAGACAAGGAGGCAAAGAGAATGCAGAGTCAACCAGACACAAGACCTAGCAGGCGCAGCATGCCGACGAATGAAGAAATCTCGGATTTCCTGATCATCATCAGCGTCATCGCTAAGCGCCTCGCAGGCCTGATCATGAAGGAAGGAGAAAGACAAGATGAGCAAAATGAATGAACTGTCCATGCTGCTGGACAACCTGATCGAATGCGGCGAAACGCTAACAGAGACGGCCAGGGCACTGAAAGCGTTCTATTCATCTGACAATGAACCTTCAGCCGCTCCGGCAAAGCCACTTCCTCCCACAAAGGAACCGGCAGCCCCGGAAGCAAAGCAGCCTGAATCAAAACCAGAGAAAACGTATTCAAAGGAAGAGATCAGAGCCATGCTTGCAGCGAAAGCCAATGAGGCAGACGGCATCTATAAAGTGGATGTCAGAAACCTGGTCAGAAAGTACGGCAACGGTGGAAGCCTTACCGATGTAGACCCCAGAAACTATGCAGCTCTTGCAGCTGAAGTGGAGGGAATCGGAAATGCCGGGTAAACACGCAATCCTCTCAGCATCATCGTCACACCGCTGGCTTGCCTGTCCACCAAGCGCGAAACTCTGCGCAAAGGAAGCCAACAAATCCAGTCCATACGCCCAGCAGGGTACCGACGCCCATGCACTCTGTGAGTACAAGGTCTTGAAAGCCCTGGGACGCGATTCCCCTGATCCCACGGAGAACCTGGACTACTTTGATACAGAGATGGATGACTGCTCTGACCAATATTGTTCCTACGTTTGTGAACAGCTGCAGAAAGCCAAAACCCTCTGCAGCGATCCCCAGATCCTGATCGAACAGCGGCTGGACTTTTCCAGATGGGTACCGGAAGGCTTCGGAACCGGCGACTGCCTGATCGTTGCTGACAAGATCCTTCATATCATTGATTTCAAATACGGCGTCGGAATTCTCGTAGAAGCTGAGAACAATCCCCAGATGATGTGTTACGCCCTCGGAGCCCTGGATATCTACGACGGCATCTATGATATAGAAGAAGTCCGTATGACGATCTTCCAGCCCCGCCGCGAAAATATCAGTTCCTGGGACATCAGCAAAACCGACCTGCTTGCATGGGCTGAGAACGTGCTGAAACCGGCAGCGGAACTTGCCATCAAAGGCGAGGGCGACTTCCATGCCGGAGATCACTGCCAGTTCTGCGCAGTCAAAGCTACCTGTCGCAAGCGTGCGGAATACAATCTGGAACTTGCAAAATATGATTTTGAGATGCCGGTAAATCTGGATCAGGCAGAGATTTCTGCCATCCTCCCCCGGATTGACGAACTCATCACATGGGTCGGAGACGTAAAGGAATTCGCCCTTCAGTCAGCCTTAAGCGGAACAAAGTACCCGGGCTTCAAGGTAGTTGAAGGCAGATCCACAAGACGTTTCACAGATGAAGCCGCCGTAGCAGAAGCCGTCACAAACAATGGATTCGACCCTTATGAGAAGAAACTTCTCGGGATCACGGCAATGACTTCCCTTCTCGGGAAGAAGAGATTTGAAGAGCTTCTCGGCGGTCTTATCACGAAACCGCCCGGCAAGCCGACACTGGTGCCGGACACCGATAAACGGCCGGCAATAAACACAGCAATCGAAGACTTTCAAGAATAAAGGAGAAAAATATCATGGCAAAATTTGTTAATCCCACAAAAGTTATCACAGGCGTAAACACCAGATGGTCCTACGCGAACGTCTGGGATCCGAAATCCATCAACGGCGGAACACCGAAATACAGCGTCAGCCTCATCATTCCGAAATCGGATACCGCGACCATCAACAAGATCAAGGCCGCCATCCAGGCAGCTTATGAAGAAGGCCAGAGCAAACTGAAAGGCAACAGCAAATCCGTCCCGGCACTGTCCACCCTGAAGACTCCGCTCCGTGACGGCGACCTGGAAAGACCCGATGATCCGGTCTACGCCAACGCCTATTTCATCAACGCCAACTCTTCCACAGCGCCCGGTATTGTAGACGCAGACAGACAGCAGATCATCGACCGTTCCGAAGTATATTCCGGCGTGTACGGCAGAGCCAGCATCAATCTGTATGCCTTCAACACCAACGGGAACAAAGGCATTGCCTGCGGACTGAACAACCTTCAGAAGATCCGCGATGGCGAACCTCTTGGCGGAAAGTCCAGGGCTGAGGATGATTTCAATACCGAAGACGATGATGATTTCCTGAACTAAGCGGACAACCTGCAACACTCAATCCGGCGGCAGTCATCAAAACATGGCTGCCGCTGCCTCCTTAAGAAAGGAACACAATATGAAAAACATTACACTTATCAAGCCAGTCATTCTCCGCAGCGCCCTGAATGATATGACGGTCTCCCAAAGGGAACTCGCTGTGGATCTTCTGACCAACCGGAAGTTCCTGCTTCCGGATGCAGATGGATTACGGCTCATCGAAAACACAAAAAACAGCAGCAAACTTCCAAAATTCTACCTATATGGGTCAGAAGCAGTCTGCTATTACCGCCAGTCTCTGGATCTTCCGGATGTATCTCTGACCGATATTGAGGTTGATGATATCGTCATGAATACAGAAGACTTCGATACCCTTTACGATATCCTTTATCTTCTGAACCGCGTCCGTATGAGAAATGCCAGATTTACGCGCCTTCTGGCCATGGATGCGCCGGTAATTATCCTCTGGAATGAATACAGGGTGCTGCAGGAGCACATGGAGGATCTTCAGGATAACAACTGGTGCGGCCATCCGGTTATCAACCGTTTCAATACAGCTTATGAAGATGAAACGCCGGAATGGCATGAAGAAATCCGTAAATCTCTTGCCGATATCAGCTACAGTCTTCTCCGGTACAAGAAGGAAAACGAACCGATACCGGAAGAATAAAATACAAACGGCAGCGGGTTTTCATGCCTGCTGCCTTTCTCAAATAAAGGAATATTTACTATGGAAATCAAAGAAATGTCAATCGACCTGGAGACTTACAGCGACATTGATATCACCAAATGTGGTGCATACAAATATGCTGAGTCTGATCATTTTGAGATACTGCTCTTCGGAGTCTCCGTGAATGGCGGACCCGTCAAGGTATATGACCTGGCCTGCGGCGATACCATTCCGGAAGAAATCCTTGCAGCACTATCTGATGAAAATATAACCAAATGGGCTTTCAACGCTTCCTTCGAGCGTATCTGCCTCTCCAACTGGCTGAAGCAGCATTGCCCGGAACACTTCCGCGGATACAGCATCCCTGAGGATCCGGCTTCAAAATATCTGGATCCTTCCTCATGGAAATGTACCATGATATGGTCCGCATACATGGGACTTCCCCTCTCACTGGAAGGCGTCGGCGCTGTCCTGAAATTACAGGATCAGAAGCTGAAGGAAGGCAAAGACCTGATCCGCTATTTCTGCAAGCCATGCAAACCTACCAAGGCAAACGGCGGACGCACCCGGAACCTTCCCCAGCATGACAGTGAAAAATGGATCCTCTTTAAGGAATACAACCGCCGTGATGTGGAAGTGGAAATAGCAATCAAGCAGAAACTCGCACGTTTCCCTGTCCCTGATTTTGTCTGGGATGAATATCACATGGATCAGGAAATCAATGACCGCGGCATCATGATTGACCCAGAATTCGTATCGAATGCCATCGCCTTTGATGAAAGATCCAGAGCTTCCCTCATGTCAAAAATGCGGGATATCACAGGGATTGATAATCCGAACAGCGTTCAGCAAATGAAAGAATGGCTCTCCGATCGGGGCGTTAAGATGGAATCACTCGGCAAGAAAGAAGTTGCGAAGTTTGTCAAAGATTCCATTGGCAATATGGATGGTAATATTACAGAAGCCCTGAAACTCCGCCTCCAGCTTGCAAAATCCTCCGTCCGCAAATATCAGGCCATGCAGAACGTCATGTGCTCTGACGGACGTGCCCACGGCATGTTTCAGTTCTACGGTGCCAATCGTTCCGGCAGATGGGCCGGCCGTCTGATCCAGCTGCAGAACCTTCCGCGGAACCACATCCCGGATCTCGCAGAAGCCCGCGCCCTTGTCCGTTCCGGAGATTACGATACCATGAACCTTCTTTACAACGACATCCCGGACACGCTCTCGCAGCTGATCCGCACGGCTTTTATTCCAAAACCAGGATGCAAGTTCATTGTCAGCGATTATTCTGCCATAGAAGCCAGAGTCCTCGCGCATATCGCCGGTGAAAAATGGCGTTCTAAAGTATTTGCTGAAGGAAAAGATATTTACTGCGCTTCTGCCTCTCAGATGTTCGGCGTTCCCGTGGAAAAACACGGTATCAACAGTCATCTCCGCCAAAAAGGCAAAATCGCTGAACTTGCCCTCGGATACGGCGGATCTGTAGGCGCTCTGAAATCCATGGGTGCCCTGGATAATGGTCTTCAGGAAGAAGAACTGCAGCCGTTGGTCAGCGCCTGGCGTCAGTCTAATCCAAACATCGTACAGTTTTGGTGGGATGTAGATAATGCCGTAAAGACAACAGTCCGGCAGCGGATCAAAACAGAAGTCCGCGGCATACGCTTCTCCTACACAAGAGGCATGCTCTTCATCACCCTTCCTTCCGGCCGGCAGCTCTCCTACGTAAAACCCCGTATTGGAGAAAACCGTTTCGGCGGAGAATCCGTCACCTATGAAGGGGTCGGCACCACAAAAAAATGGGAACGGATCGAATCTTACGGTCCGAAATTCGTGGAGAACATCGTTCAGGCAATCTCCCGGGATCTTCTATGCTTTGCTATGAGGAACCTGTCCTTCTGCCAGATCGTCGGCCACGTCCATGATGAGGTGATCATCGAATGCGGCCCGGAGGTCTCCGTACAGAGCCTCTGCGACATCATGAGCAGATCTCCAGACTGGATGCCAGGCATCCTGATCCGCGGAGATGGATATCAGTGCGATTTTTATCAAAAGGATAGTTGACGTAAAACACCGCCGGAGCAGCTGCCCTGGCGATGTTGTTTTTCTTTAGTGAAATCTAGAAATCCAGTCCTTCTTATCCTTTTTCTTCTCATATGTTACTTTCAGTTCCTCATATTTTTTCTTTACCGCTCGGAACTCTATTTTTAGTGGAAATGTCTCGTCCTCCAAAATATCCACCGTTGCTTTCAGATACTTGTATGGAGAATTGTAAATCTCCAGAGGCTCTATCTGATTCACATGACCTACAATATCAAATTCATCGCCATATATTTCCTTGTACTCATCAGGTATATCACATTCCTTGATGATAGATAACTTCTCCGGTTTGCTTCTGTCTTTCCAGTTGGCATTGTAATATGTAAATTCCCATGTTACGTTCGTATCTATCCATGGCAGCTTATCACCGTCAATAATTTCATGTAAACCATACTCGTCAACAAAGAAGCGATAAATGGCAGAATCGGAATCGTTCTCGTAATAGTCATCTGTATCACCCTGCGCAATCATAATTGTTGGATACAATCTATATAGAAAATCACGATACATATTATTGCTGTCTTCACATTCAAATATTTCTTTCAGGAATGGAATGAATATACACAATTCTGTCTTCTTTTTGTCCATTGCATAAAGCATAGGCAGAACCATACTGTCATCATTGGATTCATCTCTTGCGAGCAGCATATCAAGCACTGCATCGAAGTTTTGTTCCAACTGTTTTGAAAAGAAATATGCCGCAAAATATTCCTGAAAGGATCTGTGTACAAAATAATAATTGGTACCGTCCTGATACAAGAGACATATCTTGCCAGTGATGTCATCAATGAAACGATCTGAATATGTGTCCAGATCATTCATATCAATGACCATCTGAAAATAATCATCCAATTCTGCCGGTGTAAAATCATATTTTTCCTGCTCATAGGTGATTGCACAGAACTCGCCAAAGTAATATTTAAACTTGTCCTCATCCAACCCTGTTGCAAACTCTCTTGTCAGATTTTTTGTGGCATCATGTTTCTTCGCCATGGCAGCATAAGCTTCCTCGTAAAATTTATACCTCTGTTTAGGGATATCATGCGTTTCTGCGTATGCAAGCAGCATAATCGTCAGAAAAAGCGGATTCCCTAGAAATTCGACTCTCTCATCGTAATTAAAGCTAAATCGGTTGCTTTCAATGTCTTTAATAAAATCCTTTTGCGTCTCAGGGTCTATAACGCTGTCATCTAGCTTGCTAATCATGGCTACAGCCTGTTTCTGACTGAATGGCTGCAGATCATATACAGAAAACCGTTCATACGCCCTGAAGTTCATTGTCGGTCTTGAAGATATCACATAAACAGAATCCGGATAACTATCAGCTAGATAATTAATTTCCTTGCTGAATTTATCCCGCTTCTCACCTTTTAATTCATCCAGTCCATCCATCAGCAAAACGGCCTTGCCATGAGAAAGCAGGAACATCAGATCTGGTAATCTTAACTCCGGATCATGCCTTCTAAAAGCCGAAAAAAAGAAATCTGTAACATCGCCTTCCCGAGGATCATAATCCCTTATATTGACAAATATCGGCACCATCCCATTAATGCAATTTTTCTTAATGGAGTCCAACATGAAATGAGTCATCATCATAGACTTCCCAAGACCACCCGTGCCAGACAAAATGATAAAGTGATGATCCTGCGGAAATTTCTCGATACATGCATCCGTAATGAGAGGATTATCTTTTCCGCTGCTATAATATACGGTTCCCGTCAAAGGTGTAGAAATCCGCCTCTTAATGTCATTACAGACAAAAAAATCATAGAACGGCCTTCTTGTCTCATAAAGAAATGTTCTCTGATCCTTATATTTGTTTTTCGCATGTTCAAGGTATGTGGCATAGCGATTAATCCTATCAAAAAAAGATTTATGCTTTGACTCCGTCCAAACGATTTCAATAGTCTCTTTTCTTTCTTCCTGTTTCTTAGGCTTTAGCATCTGATTTAAGGCCGATGCCATCGCCAAAGCATCGAATGAACCTGTTTTCGCCAATTTCTTAAATCCTTCCAAGGTTTTAGGTATTTCTTGCTCCGTACTATAAGAAATCTCTATATCCTTATAGCCCTGCATCCCTATTCCATTCTTAACCTTGCGCCCCTTATTCTTCCCTGCATCCTCCGTGATGGCAATATACGTATCAGCTCCTACACCGTTATCGACACAATAGGTGCAGATATATTGCCAGACTCCCAGCAGAAAATTGTAAAAATAGACCATCTTCAGATCTCGAAGATCTGATTTATACACAGGGATGTTTCCCGGCATAATATGGAATTTAACATTCTCTTTAATTCCGGAATCTGCCTCTATCATTTCTAGAATGGCCCTTACCAGCCATTTTCCATTTGTTTCGACATCCAAAGACCTTGTGACAAAAGCTTTTATTTCTTCAAGAACAGCCTCATATTCGTTCTTCAGGCGATCATTAAAAGCGGCCAGTACCACCTCATCGCCAAACTTTATATATTCGGTGTCCAAATCCGGATCGCAATTTTTGAATTTAGATGCGTAAGTCGTCAAGGTGTTTCCGTACATACCCTTCACACCACGATCAAAAATCACCAGCAAATCTTTCAAGATTTCTTCTTGATTTCTTACCGGCTTCTTTCTTGCCTTCAATATCAATGTAAAAAAAATGCCCCCACAAAAGCGAATCGGCGTTTCTCCATCCATTCATTTCACCTTCTTTTCAAGTAATTATCTGCGATCAACTGAATCAACCCGATAAACCCAAATCACTGATTGACCCAGAACTCGATAAACTCAATGATCTCCATAGCAAAATAATTCGATTGCTGAAGATCTTAAGCGCGCTAAAGCAGGAGGATTACATCCCGATTCCAGAACTGTCGCAAAGCAGCCATGGGGTCGAATGTCTACCTCTTTGTTTTGGTGTGCTTTCTTCATGCATGCATCAAAGATCAAGCCACGGATGAATCCTCCCTGATCCGGCAATCGCCAAAAAGGAGGTTCATCATGAACAAAAAAGTCACAGAGTCAACCAGCGACAAAAAGTATTATGTACTCTTTGAAACTGACGAGGAAGGCATTCGCCAATACAAAGCTTCCTCCGAACAGGAGCGCAACGGCACTTCTCTCTCCAAGATGCGTGTTGAAGGCGAAATACTTCCAGCTATCAAGCTGGAAGTCGATAAATCCACCTACGATACCTTCAAGAGGGACCAGTGGATGGAAGAATACCGCTACAAACAAGAAAACCGCTGTATCATCGGCGGAACAGGCGGTAAATCCAGATTCTGTCCATGCAGAATTCCGAACCCTGAATACAAGGAAAGCGGCACTGCTCCCAAAACCATTATAAACGACTGCGCCAAGTGCCAGTATTACAGATCCTTCAAATCAGAAAAGGGCAAGGTTTTCTTCTCAACCCTAACCGTCACTGATAACCATGGAAATGAGGATCCCTTTGATCCCGCATCACCGTACCCACTCAATCAGGCGGACGAGTACATGAAACTTTTATATGGCCTGATCCGCTTTATCAAGATACACCATCCGAAATACAGTAAATACACGAAACTGGTGGAACTTCTCGGGCACGAATATACCCTCAAGGAAGCTTCTATCATTCTCGGTAAACCGTATCGGACGCTTTACGGCTGGATCCTTACTCTTCGTCCAATCTTTGACGAATATATAGACACCCTAAGCCACATCTAAGTCTAAAGAGATCCATCCACAGATTTATTCTACGGATGGATCTTCTTCCACCTCCTCTTCACTGTCATCAGGCATTTCAGAAAGCTTCTCCTTTATTTTCGCTATAAGCTGAGTGATACACTCATAAACACGTCTTGCCTCTTTATCGTCCGAAACACAGTTTTCCACTTCGATATCTTCAAAATCTTTATCTCCACTGTAAAAAGCCTGATAAAATGCTTTTACGTCAAATTGGAGCTCGGCTTTCGATATCTCAAAAATATTTTCTTTGTTGTCAAAGCATGCATAACCATCCTCTGTACTTCTAAATTGAAGTGTTCTTTTCATATCGTTTCCATCTCCTTCGTAATGTATCTAAACCACCCTCGATGTGGTCAGAAATGATATCGAGGATGTTATAATCCGCATCCCGATATTCAAGAGCCCCTGACTGAATATAAATCTTGTCATCTTCTTTCCCAATAAAAATAACATTATCGACATCAAGATTTACGATAAACTGCGGTCTATGGGTTACCATTAAAACTTGCCGATGTTCACCCATAATCTTAAACCTGTCAAGCAGATAATCCCGAACAGCCTTCTGTGAAATATTATCTTCTGGCTGATCAATGATATACATACCATCGTGACTCGTTTCATAAGATAAGATATCAAAATATATTTGGGCATCTAGTCCGGAGGACAATTCCTGCGTCCGGTCTTTTCCCGCCTGAGTTATCGTAAATTTGTTCGCCAGATCGTCATCCAACTTTTCCTGTATTTTTGATTTCAACTCATTCAGTGCTTCTGATGGAGCTCCTGTAAAATATGAAAGTCGTTCTGACAATTCATCCTGGCTCATTTCCAGAACAGACTTCTTAGTTCCTTTTTTCATCTCCGATGCAAAAAGGCTCTTAACATACTCTTCGTCAATTTCTGTTATTCCTAACCGACTATTAAATTCATAATCGTGGACACGTTCCGTCTGTATCTGAATAGTTTCCTTCTCAATGCGGAAGTCCGGCACTGTTAGCTTCTCTCTCCGCCTAATAATAGCCGCAATCGCTTCTGCTGCATTGTCAATATTCTCATTGTAAGTTGACAGCTTTTTTTGCGTATCCGAAACAGAGGACTGATATTTCTGCTTAAACTTACTGACAGCGTTCTGAAAAAGAGCGATTTTTGTATTTTCTCTTTCGGCCCTTTTCTTTTTCTTCTCATAACGCATGGACATACTGTCCAGCTGTTCAATAATATATTCCAACTGTTTTCTGTCATCCTGTTCAAGCCAGGGGCTTTCCATTATCGTCTCAATCTGTTCGACAACATTATCCAGATCACCGCTGATATTATTGTAGCCTTCTACACGTCGATTATTCTTTGAAACGGATCCAACAAACGTTATACTCTCTGCCTGTTCTATGTCTTCATCAAGTATCTTAAATCTGCCCAGTTGAGCTTCCAAAAGCTCCAGTGCAAATTTTTCTTCCAGGAATGCAAAAATAACATTCAGCTTTCTCTGAATCTTTTCTTTGTATGCTCCTGACTTAATTGGAGCCGGATAATACGGACTCAGAAAATCGTCAGACTTGATTTTTTCCTGTTCAAACTTATCACGGATCTCACCCTGCATATCAAAAGCAAATATCTCTGCCGCAGGAATTGTTGTTCCAATCTCGATATTATGCTTTTTCAAATATTTTTCATATCCTCGAACCACGGACTTATTGAGCAGACCTTCCTGCTGCTTTCTGTATTCTGTTAACTTGTGCAGTAGCAGGGACTTTCCTATCGAATTGTCTCCGATAATAACATTGATTCCTCTCGAAAGAGGAACAACATAGTTTTCACCATCAATCGTAATCTGCAAGTTCTTCGTGTAGGTCTCAGTCGGATTGAAAAAGCTATTGACAGTCTTTATTCTTCTGTGATCTGTAATTGCCATAACCAGGCCTCTGAAACAAGGCAGGCATTTCACATAGGTATAGACGAAATCCGTATTATCATTTTCTGTCTCTTTGGGATAATGCCGCCAATCATGACAATCAGACCCCGTAATGAATCGGATATCCTCAGTCAGATCCTGTGCATTCAGAAAATTCTTATTGAACACCTCGTTCTTACGGTTTTTGAATTCAAACGCTTCAAAATAGTCAGTGTAAACAAACTCTTGGAACTTCTCTTCTCCAACAGTTTTTGCATCATTTTTGTACGGACGAGATGCTGTCAACGAACTCTTCTGATGAACAATAAGGGCTGTATCCAGATCAATGCTTCTCAAAATGGAGAGAAACTTTTCTTCTGAAAAAGCCCCCCCTTTGTCATATGCAGTTTTCCCTTTATCATCTACCAAACAATCAGCGATCTTCGACACTTTGGTCTCATCCTCATCATTAAAAACTGCAATTACATGTAAAATGGTCGGACCTTTTTCTCCGATAAACTCAACCGTAAATTCGACACCTGGAAATACTTTAATAACAGAGTACTGTTCATCGTTTTCGTAATCCTTCAACGCCTTATACATATCGAATCTAAACACATCGTGATCCGTAATGGCACACATTTGAACGCCATTGGCATTCAGTCTCTCTGCCAGGACGTCAATATTATCTGTTGTATTGAAAGCCACCTTCTTTTTATCCTTTGCACAAGAATAAACGGAATGGATATGTAAATCAATTTTATATCCAGTTTCTACTATCTTCATAAATCTCCTTACTCAACCCCCAAAGCCTTAAACACCGCATCCTCCGCACTCTGATACGGAATTAACTGGAACGCACTCATCAACTCCGGCGGCACCGTTGCAAAATCTACAAACGATGTCTGTGGAAGCAGCACCTTCTTCGCGCCGGAATCCAGGCACACTTGCAGCGTATCCGCCAGGTTATCCACCTTGATCAGCGTACCGCTTATACTGATCTCACCCAGGATCGCCGTGGAACTCTGCACCGGTCTTCCCAAAGCGATAGAACACAGTGCAATCAGCGTTGGCAGAGCCAGCTTCCCGGTCATACCGATTCCCTGCAGATCCTGATAATTGATAATGTAATCCTTCTGCGTTGTACTGATGGAACCACTGATCCGGTTACCATTCGCCTTCAGATAATTGAAAGCTGTATTGGAAGATTCTTTCGCGTCACGGTCTGATCCCAGTCCGGTCCGCTCCAGCTTGCCATTGCCCGGAAGCACCTGGCTTTCCAGACGGAATACTCCGATCATTCCGGACTTTCCCTGTGATACGGTATAAACCTGTCCCGGATTGCACAGCCCTTCAGGGATCAGCTTGCCGCCGCCCTGCTCAAGCACCGAAACATAATGCTCGGACATATCTTCCAGATCAATATAGGAGAAGTTCACATCATAGAACTCCATGCCTCCCAGCTTCTTCAGCTGTTCCTTAACGCGCCGGCGCATTTCCAGAGAAATCTTCAGGATCTCTTCCAGCTGCTCTTTTGTATATTCGCCGTCCGGATACATGAGCTTCACAAGACCGCCCACCATCTTCCGGACTGCAATCGTATCTCTCTGATTCAGGTTTCTTCCCAAACGGAAATACTCATCCAGGGCATCCCCGTACTGTTCTTTTCTCAATTCTCGCAGGAACTCAGCTAGATAGTCTGTAATGAAACCATAATCATTTGTAAAATGCTCCGGCCGAAACTTCGGAATCTCCCAACCCGGAATATAACAATGTATACGATCCAGAAACGCTGTATCCGTTCCCATCTCCGGCGGGAACGGATCAAACAAACTGGAAGTTTTCAAAAGAACATCTACACTTTGATTAATATTTCCCACAAAGGCCATCGAAGCGGAAGCCGCTTTCTCTTCCTTGCCTCTGGCAAAGGATCCGGACGCCATATAATCCTTCATGATCTGGATCCCATCTTTATCCTTAAAATGAATACCGGCAACCTCATCAAAAGCAACGACATCCCACATACCGACAAGGCCAATTGTCTTCCTTCCCATGTTATAGAAAAGGTTGGCCACCGTGGTCTGTCCGCCGGATACCAGAATACTGTTCGGAGATATTTCCTTATACAGATGGGACTTACCTGTGGATCTCGGACCCAGTTCACACAGATTGAAGTTATTCTCTACCAGCGGAACCATACGTAAAAGAAGCAGCCACTTCTCACGTTCAGACAGAGTATCCGGCTCCATACCGATCGAACGCATCATGATATCCAGCCACTCATCTTCCGTAAAATGTTTCCTGCCTTCCTTCAGTTCATCAATCTCCACATGGGGCATCTGGATCGGCATCAGCTTCCGGATCTGTACCGGCATTCCATTCTTCTTTTCTTCTTCCACATACTCGTAATCAAGCTGGACAATACACCAGATACCGCCGCAGAGCAGCCGGTCGAACTTCTCCGGATATTCATCCTCCAGGAGAACATTGTCAATACCCAGATTGGAGAAGCTGGCGATATAAATATTCCGCCTCATATCAAGCCGTGCCGTAATCATATCGATGACGGTATAGCTTCCTTTTTTCCTGAGCTTTGACAGAACTTTCTGCGATTCATCCGGACGGACAAAGTTATCTGCCAGGATCCGCTTCACATTCTGTACCCCCTGCTCAATGATAGACTCATCATCGGAACTGCAATACTGACCAAGAAGGAACTCCAGCACATACACCGGAACGTTTGCCCCTTCCTTGATCTTCTTCGTCAGATCCTTCCGGACGATCTTTCCATCAAAATATTGACGGAGTTTGAGTTTTATTTCTTTACGCTTATCTTCTTCATATCCCGTATTAGACTCCATCAAAAATTATCCTCCACTCAAACTTTATCATGACGTATAAAGACAATATATTCATCTGATATTTTTTTCTTTCTAAATCGTTTTTTATGATTTTTGTAACCTCTATACATCAAAGTTGGCAAAACTATTGAAGGGTTTCTTTTCATATACTCATCTCTGCATTCACTCACAAACTTTTGGAATCCTGGAAGATTGTATAGATTTGTCATATCCTTACGTTTTGCTTTAAATTCTATTTTACCATTTTGTACATTAAAAATATTCCCGCTCCACAACTGTAATTTGTAGTTTCCATCTAACGAATGACCATGCGGAACTGATGGGTGATCATCATCGTCTGTTTTATAAAATCTCCATTTCATTCCGTAAACATTTATTTTGGGCGTCAACATTGTAATTTTAATGTTTTTTTTCATATTCCTCATATGTATTATCCTCATGCGTAATCAACTAAAGAAATCAAATTCATCCACCGCAAAGGCAATATCTATCTGGAACTCTTCCCTTGATACAACCAGACCGTCCGCATCTGCGATCACGAGATAATAGATTTCCTTGTTATCGTATTTCAGCGACTTCAGATTGAAGCTGCACCGGAATGTCCTCTCCTGTCCGTTGTCACTGGTCTTATCCGCAATGATCTTCGAGGTATCGCTGATCTGCTTTCCATTGCTGTCCGTGAAATACAGCTGATAGGTCGCCGCCTCACGATTATCCCCCACCGGCTCTTTCTGATAGAAGTTCAGCGAGAAGATCATATTGCTGACTTTATGTGTTGCCGACAGGAGACTTACCTCCACCGGCTTCGTATCATACTTCTTCTGATTCCTCTGATACTGCTTGCTCTGATTTCTCAGAAAATGATAATCAATAACCGGCACGACCATTTCCTGAAGGCTGATCCCGCCGTGTACGAAATTAAGGCCGCTGCCGTTCATCTTAATTCTTATATTTTCCTTCGGCGCAAAAGCATCATACTCGGATGTTCCGCCCAAAAACTGAACCTTCTGCAGATAATTGGGATCTGAATCCTTCATCATGATGGCATAGCGTCTGCCGTACTCCACAATACGATTGACAAATCCGGTCTTATCGATTTTATCATCCTCGGTCAGCGGACTATAGGTATAG